GAGAAAACTTTTACAACTAATGACTCCTCTGGTTCTGCACCTGACACAGTAACTATTGCCAATAACTTAGCTACGCAATTAAATACTATCTCTGGTTTTACTGTTACCAATACTGACTTTATTATCAGAATTACAAAAGATGACGGAGGAGATTATACGCTAGAGAGTAGCGACACAAAGACAGGTACAGCTACATCTGCCATTAAAGGAACTGTTAACGGCATAACTGATTTACCTGTTATTGCAGAACATAATTTTATTGTGAAAATACAAGGCTCTGCTTCTACGCAGTTCGATGATTACTTTGTAAAGTTTGAAGCTACAGCTGGAAGTGGCTTTGGCCCTGGAGTATGGAGAGAAACTGTTGGCCCTGGTATAAGTTATCTTTTTGATAACTCAACTATGCCACACACGCTAGTTAGAAACGCTGACGGTACATTTACTTTTGGACAGTTTGCCTATTCTGGTCGTGTAGCTGGTGACGCTATAACTGCACCTAACCCTACATTTGTAGGTAGCCAGATAAAAAATGTAAACCTTTTTAGAAACAGATTAGTATTCCTGGCAGATGAAAACGTAATACTGTCAGCAGCAGATGGTTTTGATAGATTCTTTCCTGAGACAGTACAAACAATATTGGATAGCGACCCTATAGATATAAGTTCTGGCGGTACAGAAGTTAACTTTTTGAACAGCAGCTTGGCTTTTGCCAGCACTTTGCTTCTCTTCAGTTTGCACGGACAGTTTAGATTGGACACGGGATCAACAACTGTAGGTACTAGCCTTACGCCTAAGACGGCAACCATTACAGCTATAACTACTTTTGATATTGTCGACACTGTTGACCCTATAGGTGTAGGTAGGACGGTTTACTTTGGAATACCTAAAGGAGATTTTAATGGTTTGCGAGAATATTTCCTGCCTGACGCTAGTGGCCCTGTGCCTTTATCAGAAGAGGTGACATCATCTGTACCTAGATTTGTACCTGACAACCTAGTTAGCCTTGCACCTTCTGTGTCAGAGGAAGCAATAATAATGATAAGCATAGATGAACCACGCAGAATATATCTATATAAATTCTTTTTTGATGACGATAACAAGCTGCAATCATCTTGGTCATTTTGGGAAGTAGCAGCTAATAAGTCAATACTAAGTGGCAACATTCTTGACAGTGATCTATACACACTTGTTGAATACTCAGATGGTGTCTATTTGGAAAAAACACAGTTAAGGCCAGAGACAGTAGATAGTGGTACAGAGTTTGAGATATTGCTAGACAGAAAAACTACAGAGGCTTCTTGCTCTACTTCTCTAATTAATGCTGGTGCGCTGGGTGTTCAGACCGTAATTACATTGCCTTATCCTATGGCAAACACAGGAACAATGGCGGTAGTTGGGAGATTTGCTTCTAATAATACTATTAGCCACGGTCAAGTTATAAAAGCCACGGCAGAAACATTGACAGGTGGAGCAGGAGGCAACGGTACGATGACGGTGCAAGGCGATCTTAGTAATGCAAAGTTCTTTGTAGGTGAGTTATACAATATGACCTATGAATTTTCAACGCCCTATCTAAAAGAATCTCCTCCAGGTGGAGGTTTAGCCGTAGTAGCTGGCCCTAGATTACAGTTGCGTACTTGGACTGTAGTGTTTGACGAGACTTCTGCATTTAGTATTAAGATTACGCCTCTGATGCGTGACGAGTTAACATATCCGTTCAATGGCTACAAGATTGGTAGTGGTCAGTTTCCCATAGGCACGCCTTCTTTAAATACTGGTAAGTTTAGAGTTCCTGTCATGGCGCAGAATATAGAAGCAAAAATTGTACTCTTCAGCGATTCTCCGCTACCGTGTAGGGTACAGTCAGCAGAGTGGGAAGGATGGTATCACACACGGGCAGCAAGATTATAAAGGCTTATCATCGACCTACAAAAATAGATGATGTTTCTTATGTATCTGTAAACATGAGAAAAGAAGATGCAGCAGAATGTTTTGCGTATAGTGGCACTAGCCCTGTCGAATCTTTATTTGAATGTTATTTTCTAAGTAAGCCTTGTATGACTATGGTTAGCAGACACGGTAGACCTATGGGAATGTGGGGTGTTAACAGAGTTTGCGATACTTCTGGGCGTGTATGGATGCTAGGTTGTAAAGATATGCTTGACGATAGTAGAGACAAACGTGAGTTTTTAAGGCAATCTAGGATAGAATTAAAAAAATTACACAAACATTTTCCTGTTTTATTTAATTACATAGATGCACGAAACACAGTACATCTAAGATGGTTAAAGTTTATGGGGTTTACCATAATTAAAAAGTATGAAAAGTTTGGTTACGAAGGTCTACCTTTCTATGAATTTGTGAAAATTTAACTATGTGTACTGCTGTAGCTATTGGTATTTTTTCTGGGATTATGAGCATAGGTGCAACCATTGCTCAAACTAACGCACAGAATAGACAGATAGAAGCTGCTAATATGCAGGATCAATTTAGATTTGAATACGATACTTTATCTGCACAGAACCAAAGAAACTTTGAAGCTAATCAGGAGATGCTAAGAAATAATGAAATGGAGTTTAACGAGGAACTAGCTCTACTAGCAGAAGCAAATAAGATGAATCAAGCTAATTTAAAACTTAGAGAACTGCAACAAAAGACAGCCCAGGAGAAGAGAGAAGCAGATTTAAAAGCTAGGAAGGCTAAAGGCACAATATTATCGACAGGTCGTATAGGTGCAAACGTAGCAAACTTATTAGCAGACGTAGATAGGCAGCTAGGACAGTTTGATTATTACAGCAATAAAAATTTAGCCTTTGCTACAGGAGGAGTACAACAAGAGAAGGTAGGATTTATGACAGAAAGAGCTAGCAGAATAGCAAGCATTGCACCATACTTGAAGAAAACTATCCTCGATCCTATGCAACCTGTACCTAGACCTAAAGTAAGTGTAAGTCCATTTGCAATAGGTAGTGCAGTTATGGGTGGCATAAACGCTGGCGTAAATTACAAAATAGCAAATTCTTAAATGGCAAAACTTTCACTAGGCAAAGCATTTGGCGACACTAACCGTAAAACATCAAGAAGGATGTTAAAGAATTATGGTGTTGACTCAACTATTGTTACTCAGAATATAACTGCACCTGGATTAAAGCCTTCAGCCTCTATTGTTGACACTTACCAGCAAGTAGAAAGAATGAACGTACCTTCTGTACAGCTAGGTAAGTTTGCTAATGCTGCGCTAGGATTTGATAACTCAGCTGACCTACGAAATCTAGCTAACTCTCTTAGTTCTTTTAATCAAAACTTGCAAGCTACAGCAAGCACGTTAGCAAAAAGACAGAAGCAGATAGATACGCAAGCTAAGAATGTAGCTAAAAGCATAGAACTACAAAACTTTGGCAGCAATCTTTCGCCTATAGAAAAACTAGAGAAAGCCAGAACAGAGCTAAGCTCGGTAATAAATAACACAGAGTCTACAAAAGAGGAGAGAGATGCAGCAGAAAAACAATTAGACTTTATAGATGCAAGAAATAATATATTACTGCCACACTTAGAATCACAGAACAGAATAATTAATATACAAACTAACGCAGCTTCTTTATCTTCTAAGGCTGCTGGAGCTACTGTATTAAACAGTTTAGGAGAAGAAGTACCATTAAATTCCTTACGACCTGACGACCCTCTATATTTAAAGTGGAGGCAGGAAACTGTTTACGGTGACAGCGATGGCAATATAATTCCTCTTACTGGTAAAGAGTCACAAGAGGTATCAGCTACTGTTGTGTCGGCTTACGCTGGCGATATTAACAGGCAGGAAAAAGCTGTTATTCAGTACAATAAAGATGTTTACCAGAAAGATACTTTGGTACAGGTAGATGCTATAGCTGGCATGCACCTTACAAAAAAAGAACCAGACGAAGTAATTAAATTATTAAATGGCATTATTGATGATTCGAGGTTTATGCAGTTATACAGAACAAAAGAAGAAAGAGATAAATTTATTAACGATATAGTTAAACAATGGTCGCAAAGATTATTAATAAATGGTTTAAATACAAATAATTTTTTAGAAGCCGAAGAAGCGTTTGCTCCCTGGGAACAACTTATGACAGGGCCAAAAAAAGATAGAATACTAGAAAATGGAGAGGTAAACGAAAACTTAAAATGGTTTAAAGGTCAAGATCCAGGTTGGCTAATAAATACAAGGACTGCCTATACAAAAGCTCTTAATGAATATAAGACACTTAACAAAACTACACAGGTGCAAAAAGGTAATCAGGCTATAACCGATGCCTTTACTAAAGATATATTGCCTTTGTATAAAAAGATAGATGAATTAGCAGGCAGCACAGAAGGCGGTTTTGCTGACGCAAAGGTAGGGGTAGAACTAAGAAAGGCAAATGAAAAATATCAAGAATTAAAGGAAAGTATTATTGCTAATGTGCCTATAGAACACCAGGCAAAAGTTTTAGAATTTGCAAATAAACTACAAAAAACAAATGATGCCTTGTTCTTTGGAGCAGAAAGAACACAGCTAAAGAATGACTTGCGTAGAGAATTTAGGCAAGTTTTTCAAAACCCTAGACTAGCTATCAAGTTTAGAAACAAAGTAACAGAAGCGACTAACAGCGGTGCTGTGTCAGAAGAGTTTGGAATGAATTTAATAAATAGAACAAATAATTTAGTAGAGGGTTTAGCTTCTAATACTCAAAAGTTTGCAGATGGACTAATAAAAAAAGAATTGTCTAAATTTACAGATCCAAAAAACGGTTTCTTTTTCAGCCCAAAATCAGGCTCTAGCGAATTTACGTTAGAAGAAGTTGGAATGGCTAAGAAAGCAGAAAATATGATGATTGATATGTCAAGCGATATAATACAAAAGGGTTTAGAAGATGGTAAATCTGACGATGAAATAGAAGCACAACTAATAAAATTATTCCAAGATAACGACTTTGGCTTGACTGTACCAAAAGATGCAGATATGAATGTTGGTGTTATGTTTGAAAGTGTAGAAGATTTTAAAAGACAATATTTTGGTGCTTATTTTTACGGAGGTATAAATGCAAAAGAACAAAAAAGGTTGTCTGATATGTATAACAGTAATCAGCCTATGTTTGCAAAAGAAGCTTTAACAAAATTATTAGACGATTGGAATAAAAATAGCAAAGGCAATTCTGAGATACAAAGCTTAATACAGTCATTAAGTAAAACTAATAGCGGTCTAAATCCTAAGATTTTTTTTGAAAATCAATTTTTAAAACATAATGTTACAGATCCATTACTTATAAGAGATGAAAAATCATTTAACAAAAAGTTTTCTATGCTTAACAACATTCCCCCTCAACCATCCTTTATCGAAAAAATTGCAGCTGTACCTGTAAATCTTATTTTTGGAGGTGCTGCAAATGCAGGAGAGTTAAGGAGTACAGATCCTTACAATTATCAACCGCCAGCTGGAACACAAACAGTAGCAGACATATTAAAGATTAGTTTAACTTCTGACTTTACACCTGACGAAGCAGTTATTATGGCAGCTATAGGAATGGCAGAATCTAGTGGCAGGCCACATGCACATAACACAGAGGGAGATGATAACAGCTATGGAATATTCCAAATAAATATGTTAGATAGACCTGGTTTTATGATGGGAGAAGAGCGCAGAGGTCAATTTGGGTTAGACTCAAATGAACAACTGTTCGATCCTTTAATTAATGGCAAAGCTGCTAAGTATATCTATGATATGCAAGGCTTTGAAGCCTGGACAGTTTACAGGACAGGTGCTTATTTAAAGTATCTACCAGCTGCTCAAGAAGCACTTAAATCATTATCTGAATAATCATGCCAATAGAGGTTTACAAGGACGAGGAAGGTAACGAGAAAAGCCGTTATGTTCTCCCTCAAGGTGTTAGCTTAGAGGAATCACCTGTAGAAGAATCGCAAGAAACTAGCGATGATGATTTTGGAGATGCAATAGGAAGGACTCTTGCTCAAGGTGGGCGTGATTTAATACAGAATATATACGATGCAGGGTACGATACTTTAGCTGGCTTGGGTTATCAAGATATGGCTGGCAGAACATTTAGAGATGGAGAGGAAGCACCTCCAGGATTACAGTTTGGCCTTAGAAATCCTTTTGTAGCAAACGAAGAAGGTAATAGATCAAGAGG